TACTTATCCATCGGCTCATTGATGAGCTTCTCCACACAGTCCATGTACAGGCTGTCCGGGCTCTTGCCCTTCTCGAAATACTCGGTCAGGTAGGTCTTGGAGGGGTGGACGGTGGTCAGCTTGGCCCTCAGCATCTTGCATACGCGCTTGATGTGCATGATGAGGTCGGGGAATTCGCAGGTGTTCTCGATGTAGATGACTTCGCAATGTTTCCCGGTAGCGGCAAAGGCCTCCCATGTGGCAATCAGGGCGCGGGTGGAATCGCGTCCGCCGGAGAAGGCCCAGAATACATATTTGGCCTTGTCCATGCGCTCGCTGAGTTCGAGCTTCTGCATCTTCACTTTTTCGGCTTCCGCTTCCTCGTCTATCACTTCCGGCTCGGAAAGCAGGTCCTCCAGACTCACGCCGGAGAAGCCGGTGAGCTCCAGATCTATCTGTCCTTCCAGCTCGCTGAGCAAGGCTCGCAGTTCCTTGTCGTCCGATACGGCGAGCTCTGCAATGCGGTTGTCGGCAATCATGTCGGCCCATTCGGCAGCCTCGGTCTCGTAGTCCTGGTAGTCTACGGGTACGCTTTCCACTCCCAGCAGCCGGGCGGCGGCAAGGCGGCAGTGGCCTTTCACGATGAAGCCGGAGCGGTTGCTGACCACGATGGGATTGCGCCAGCCCTGTGACTTGATGATTTTGGCGAGCAGCGATATCTGCTTGTCGGAATGCTTGTTGGGGTTGCGCGGGTTCTCGACCATGGCCTCAATGTCGACCATCCGGGAGTGGGCGCAGTAAACTTGAATGTCCATACCCTTGCGGGCTTGTCAAAAAAGGCCACCAACGAGCCCGGCAAGGCTAGGACGCCCCCTCGCCGGGAAAACGGCAGCACCCCGGAGCCCGTCCTACCCCGCAAGGTGTATTTTTGTTCGTTGGCTCTCAGAATAGTCGCTTAGCCGTGACTCTTTTTAGATTATTAAGATTGATTTTGATTACTCTTCATCATCTTCCCACTCTTCATCATCGTACATATCGTTTAGTACGTATAAACAACCCTTGCTATTATCCTTTGTGAACTCTCTAGCGTCACTATCATATATATATTTAATACCTTTGTTACTTATAAGTTGCAGAACAAAAAAATGCTTGTTAATATCGTACGCAATGCCTATTTCTGATATGTCTTCAGAGCGTACGTCCGATGGGAAAAGCCCCCAACAGTCCTTTGTTTTTTCACAAAATGATATGAGTTGCGCAGTATCCAAAAAATCCTCACCTACAAAAAAATCATCATAATGAGCCTCAACAGTCTTGATTAGCCTATCTTTTTGATAAACTTTTTTTGTTGCAGAAAAACTACCTTCCCCTACATCTTTATCTATACATATCACAACAATTTTGTCATCATCGCATTTCAAATATATAGGGTATGTATTCTCTGTCTCCATGCATTTCGGAAGGACATCGGCGCTCAAGGGTTGACAAACACACAATGCAAACAAGATTACACAATATAGTTGGAACTTTATTTTTTTAAAGAAATGACTAAAGTTTGGCATACTTCTATATATACAGCAATTTTCATAACTGTCAAGCTTTCTTTGTTTTTGGCTAAACGACTTGCAACACGCCGCGACTGCCCCGGTGACCCGGGCAGTTGGCCTCCAATGAAGTATTCTCCTCGAAGAGGAGATTTCTTCATTGAGAACCGCGCTCATGCGTAGGTGCGATTCGTGCGCGAATAATCAACACCCCCCGAAGGGGGCGTGTTGAGGATGGATGCCGGTTAATGCCGGTTTTAGCTTTTCGCTTCCCTCCCTACCGGTTGAGTCTTTGCTGCCAATGAAGCTTTCTCCTCGAAGAGGAGAGTGCTTCATTGAGTTCCGCGTACATGAGTGGGCGCGAATTCGCGCACGGAAAATCAACACCCCCCGAAGGGGAGTGTTGAAGGTAGCAAGCGGCTAGCGATGGGCCTAGCGATGGGATGAAGCGGCGGCCCCTCCATGCGTACGCGAGAGCCCCGGCGGATTGCGGGGAAACCGGGCTCCCGGAATGGCCGCGTCAGCAAAAAGGCCCCCAACGAGCCCAAGAAGGTGAGGAAGGACTTTCGGAGGGAAAACGGCTCCACCCAGGGAGGCTTCCTACCCCGCAAGGTGGCTTTTTGTTCGTTTTACGTTTCGGACTCGGAGCCATCACCGGGGGCGGCGGTACTTTCGGCACCCACCAGCTTGAGCATGGCCGCGACTGCCACCTGCATGGCCTCGCAGTCGAAATAGTGGTTCGCCCGGTTCTGAATCTGCTTCCATATCCACTTACCGCGCTCGTACACTCGCCGCTCGGAGTCGAGCATGTCGAGATAATCCTGCGGCGCGTCCTTGGGTACCTCCCAAGTGGCACCTTCGGCATTCTTGCGGAGGCGGGCCAGACAGTCTTTGATATTGAGGTTGCTCCAGTAGAACATGGTGGCATAGCGGTCGCGGCCCACGCTCACCTTGCGCTTGGTCGAGTAGTAGCGCATGACGGTCTGCCCGGAGCGGGTGCGGTGCGGGAAAGTTCCTCGGCGGTCGCCCATGAGGCCGAACCATCCATGTTCGGCGCACTTGGCATACACATCCGCCGTGGAGTAGCCGCAATCCAGAAAGACAAGGCTCGAATTGACTCCCTGCGAGAGCTGCAAGCCTTCCAGAGCCTCCCAAGAAAACACCTTTTCGCAGTGCAGCAGACGGGATGCCCCGTTGGCTGCCCATGAGCGCACGACCGCATAGAAATGGCCCTTTTGCACGTCCACGGTCATCACGCGCACCGGGATGCCGCCGATATCCGCTTCCTCCTGCCAGCTTTCCCCGAGCAGGTAGTCACTGAGGCTCTGGTCAATGGTGTAGTCCTCCTTGTACTCGTTCCATGCCTGTGCCAGTCGCTTCTGGTAGAACTGCTGCAACAGGCTGTTGTCTCCCTTGCGGGAGGCCTCCTTGGCGCGTAGGTACATCTCTGCAAGCGAGCCCCAGCTCATGGTGGCAAGCGCGTTCCAGTGGAAGCCGACATTCTCCCGGGCGGCGCGGGGATTGAGCGGCACGAAACAGGCATCCGCATTCAGGCGGCGGCGGGTTTCGTCATGGTCCTCGAACTCATGCCCGCATTCCCGGCAGACAAGCCGCACGGAATCGCGCACCTTGCCGAAGTCGTACTCCCCGGAATCGTCCCGGCAATCCTTGGCCCATCGTACCTGTTGCCATGTGAAGGGCTGCCGGGTGCTGCAATGCGGGCAGCGGTATTGCCACTCCCTCATGTCGGTGGTGGCGTGCTTGCGGTGGGTGTCGTCATTCTCAAAGCCACCTTGCGAGCAGAAGATACACTTACCCAGCCAGCCGAAGGCGGTCACGCGTGCCTCCGCTTCTGCCATGTGCCCCTGTGGCCATCTCCAAGTCTCGTCCCCGATAAGCCACCGGATGGAACGTCTTTGCAGGTTGCTGAGGTTATGGGCACCGGCTACCCAGAGGGTCATGCCGTTGTTGAAGTAGATAGTGGTGTTGCGCTTCTTGTTGGGGTTGGCCGGGTAGAGATTTTTCACCGGTTCGCACTCATCGAAGAGCTTTTGCAGGCGGCTTTCGCTCTGGTCCTTGGCGTCATCGTCCGTCTGGTCCAGCCAGAGGGTAGGCCCGGGCAAGTTGGCAATGATGTAGCACAGTGCCACCTCCGGCGCGGTGGTCTTGGAGCTCTGCACGGATGCCACGATGCTGACCAGCCGGACATGTGGGTCTACTATCGCGTCCATGACCTCCTGAATCATCCGGGAGTTGGCTATGCGGAAGCGGCCCGGCATGGGGCTGTAGGGAATGGAGCGGATATGCTCTTCGGCCCACTGCCAGACGGGCTGACGGTCAGGCGGTCTCCATGCCTCCTGCCAGATGTTGAGTAGTTGCTCGTTGACGGACATATTCGATGATGTGGCGCAGGGTTTCAGGCTTTATCTGTGGCTCGGTCAGGCGCAGGACTGCCCATCCATCCAGCGCGGCGGTAAGGTATTTTTCGGCATCCGCCATGAATCCTTTGGGGGTGAGGTGGCGGCCCCGGTTCCAGACTCCGCCCTCTATCTCGATAAGGGTCATGCTTGCCGGGTGCGCAAAATCAGCCCGCCATCGGCGCGGCGGGTGGAAGCGGTACTCCGGCAGCAGCTCCGGGCCATCGAGCAGGTTCCAGAGCTCGGAAAAGCGGCTTTCGAGGGTGGAGCTCATGAGGTCAATCCGGATTTGCTCGTATGCAGCAGGCGGCACACTTCATCTATCGCTTTGCTGTTCTCCTCCCGGATGCCTTGGGCATCCAGCCCGCTGAGGATGGGCGGCAGCTCGTTCTCGAACTTGGCACGCAGCAGCGCAAT